ACACAGAAGCAGAGGCTTTTGGCGGCGATTACTTACCGGCGCCGCCGTCTCAAGCGGTTAAATACAATAACGACCCCGCTCTTCTTGCAGCCAAGCTAGATAAGTTGACGCCAGAGCTGAAAGCCAGTGTTGACGAGGGTTTTGGTTATGTGAACCAGATAAGAAACATGTACAACTCCCAGATGGCTACTCCTGAAATGACTGGCAGGTTGTTTATGTGGGGAATTTTATCTAGGGGTGCCGGCCCGGTTCAGCAGGAGGCCGCGTTTATTGATCTGTTGGACAAGGCCCAGCCATTTATAGCCAAGTCGGCCAGAGGGGACTTTACTGAAAGCGACCTTTCTGCGTGGAAAGAAATGGTTAAAGTAAGTCTTCCAAAAGGCTCTCCGTCTAATCAAGTTACAATGAACGCCAATTCTGCAGGCAAGCTGCTTTATGCGCTTTCACAAACAGCAGAAGGCACTAACGCCCCGGCACTTAGGCTCCTCCACAACTCCTTGGCTAACCCTAAGGTTTCTGGTCCAGAGTTTAGGCGTCAGTTTTTCCGGCTTACAAATAAGCCCGGCATAGACAATAAGGTTGTTTCGTTCATAGGTTTAGTGGGTGGCAAGGATGACATGCTGGTTATGGACCGAATACAGTCTCGCCATTTGTGGGATGACGGTCGATATGAAGGCAAGAACATTTATGACGGTATAAACAAAAGCGGCTTGAGCAAGATACTGGTAGGACCGCGTGGCTTGATGCTGACAGAAATGCTAGAAAACGGCATGGGAGACGCAGTGTCTCAGGCATACAAGATGATAGGTCGTCCACAAGACGGTTCTATTGGCAGGATGCACTGGGAAACATGGTTGATTGAAGGAAACCAAGGGGTTTCACACAGCACCCTCCAAGCAGTTAGAAGCGGAACACCTATTGGTGGAGGCGTGACAGAAGGCAAGCCGGGCACTTTTTCCTCTGGAATGACATACCGCCAAGCTTTGGAAGGACCCATAGTTGAATACCCGTTGTCTGACGGTAGTATTGTCCGGATGACGCCTGAACGGCAGAAGGAGTTTGAGGCATTTGTAAAGAAGCCATCAAACGGTATAATACCTACAGGGTTTAAGGTTACCGAGTCTATCACTGGTCCTTGGTACACTAGGCCCGAAGTAGACAGGAGAAAATTAGATGAAGCAGCGAAACAATTCGAGAACGCCAACCCCGACGGAAGCCTTAGATCAGGCGATGTCAGGGATATTCAAGGTCGGGGCGCCCTTTCTGAACGAAGGGGAGACTTCCTCACAGCCTTCCGTAGAGACGCAGCCAACGTCGCAAGATCGACCCGAGGAGTTTCGGGAGGGCCTGATGGACGAAATCTTAGCCAAGAGGCCGGGCCTTACACGAGAGGAACTGTCGGAACAGATGGACGCGATGGGCTTCTAACTTTTAGCCCTGACCAGAATGCTCTGACACAGTACCAAAGCGCGTCTCTTTCTCTACCTGTAATTAGGCAGGTGGATTCAGCCGCGAATGCTGCAGCATATAACGCAGACATGACTCAGGCGATGGCATCCAATTCAATGGCTGCTCAGGTTGATATCAAGTCTCCAGAAGAGCTGGCAGACGCTCGATTGTTCCGTACAGAATCAGGCAGCGGGTTTGCCATCAAGCCAGACGGCGACATCGTGGCTGTATTTGCTTCTGCTAACGAGCCTCGTCGCGGTAGTTATGCCATGCTCCAAGCAGCAGTTCAGGCCGGCGGCAAGAAGCTGGACGCCTTTGACACCTATTTACCTGATATATACGAACGTGTGGGTTTTAGGCCCGTGGCTCGTTTGCCATGGAACGATGAGTTTGCGCCGGATAATTGGGACAAAAACACATTTAAAAAGCACAACAACGGCGAACCCGATATAGTTTTCTTTGTTCACGACCCTGACTACTTTGGGGGAGCCAAAGACGTTCCTGTTGTTAAAGAGTATGCAGACGCCGTCGCGCTTCAAGATAAAGCGATAGAACAGACTCAAGTCTCTTCAATTTTAGAAGACCAACGCAAAGCATGGCGTGAAGCCAACAAAGGAGACTTTAGGCAGGCACAAACGCCTGAGCTTGAGGAGGCTGCTCGAGACCTGCAAGCCAACAAGATATCTATTGAGGACTACGCTCAAAAAGTAAAAGAGCTACGTCCTATTGAGCTAATAACCGAAGTCCCTAAGATTTCTTCTTTTGAAGAGATTGCTTATGCGCTTGATCAAAATAAAGTTGATAAGGGCTTGATAGGACTAAACAAAGAAATCGCTGATGGCACTATGGTTGGTTCTCGGCTAGACATCCCGGCATACAATCAGTTTGATACGTGGGTTGTTTCTCTGCACGAAGGCGCGGGAGTCAGCGGTCCATCAATAGGCTATGGAAAAGTAGCTGTTCTGGACGATGTTAAATTCAACAGTAATCCTGACTCGGCTCTTAAAGTGGCATCAGGTAAGTCAGACAAGGCCCCATTTGCCAGAATGAACGGCAAGTGGCGTAATATGGAAGTCGAAGAAGTCCAAGCTTTGGCCGAAAAGTATCTGAACGATCCTGAGTGGACTCAGGTTGGAATGAATCCTTACCGACACTCTTTCTTCTATGATAAAAACACAGGAATGCCTGTGGCGTCTGCCGATCAGGTGATACAGATCGGCCCATTGGTTCTGGCTAAGAACACTACGACAAGACCACTGAGAAGCCCTGAGCATATGTTGAAGAAGAGTGATCCAGACAATCCGCAGTATTTTAATCGTGGCGGCGACGTAGACCGCAAAGACGACAACAGGACATATATCTAGGACAAGACCATGCCAATAGATAAAGTAGTGAACCTTGCTCCAAATACGACGGTCTCTGTCGTAGATGATATGGAAGATATGCCAGAAATTGAGGTAGTGCTTCCTGACGACGGTGAGTTTGAAATAGAGCTGGTCCCAGAAAAAGACCCTGACTTCTATGACAACCTTGCCGAAGACATGGACGACGGCGACCTAGCTCAGATTTCGTTGGATTTATTGGCGTTTTTCGAGGCAGATAAGAGTTCTAGGGGTGACTGGGAGCAGATGTATGCCAAGGGCCTTGATCTATTGGGCCTGAAGTTTGAAGAACGCAGCAGGCCATTCCGTGGTGCAGCGGGTGCTGTTCACCCAATGCTCACCGAATCCATTGTCCAGTTCCAAGCGCAGGCGTTTAAAGAGCTGATGCCGGCGGGTGGTCCTGTCAGAACTCAGACAATGGGCAAGGAGACGTTGGATAAGGTCCAGCAGGCGTCTCGTGTGCAGGATTTTATGAACTACCAGATCACAACGGTGATGAAAGAGTACACGCCGGAGTTCGATCAGCTGCTGTTTTACACAGGATACGGCGGTTCTGCTTTCAAAAAAGTCTATTATGACTACCCGCTGGGCCGCATGGTCAGCCGAGTGGTGCTTCCTGACGACCTTTATATCCCCTATAACGGTTCCAGTGTCATGTCTGAGTGCCGTCGTATCACTCACCGCATCACAATGGACTCAAATGAGTTCAAAAAGCGCGTTGTAGCGGGCGAATATCGGGACATTGAGGTCGATCCAGACGGTGCAGGCCAAAATATTGACCAGATTGGCGCTGCTGTGGACCGTTTGGTGGGTGTAGAGGCTACCGGAGAGCCTGAAGAGCTGTTTTTGTTGGAGTTTCAGGTCGATTTAGACATTCCGGGCTATGAAGATGTGGACGAACAGGGCAATCCGACCGGAATCAGGCTGCCTTACGTCGTTACATTGGACGAAAACACCGGCCAAGTGCTGAAAATCTGCAGAAACTGGAACGAAGGCGACGAATACAAGTGCCGCAAAGAGTATTTTGTCCATTATGTGCTGGTAGAAGGCCCCGGAGCCTACGGTTTGGGCTTTGTACATCTGATTGGTGGCCTTTCTAAGACCGCCACAGCCGCTCTCAGGCAGCTTTTGGACGCAGGTACGCTATCTAACCTTCCTGCTGGCTTTAAAGCCAAGGGAGCGCGTATAGCGGACGATAACAACCCAATTCAGCCGGGTGAATGGCGCGATATTGACGCTGGTGGGGCAGAATTGAGCAGTTCTTTGCTGCCAATGCCGTACAAAGAGCCAAGCCAGACCCTTTTCTCGCTCTTAGGCTTTACTGTGGACGCCGGTAAGCGTCTTGCAAGCACAGCAGACATGCAGGTGGGGGATGGCAACCAACAGGCCGCTGTGGGCACCACAGTAGCTCTGCTGGAGCGTGGCTCGATGGTCATGTCCGCCATCCACAAGCGCCTGTACTACGCACAGACCCAAGAGTTCGAGATGTTGTTCAAGGGATTCGGCGAGTATCTGCCGGATGAGTACCCGTATGACGTGCCCGGAGCCTGTCGTTCGGTCAAGCGTTGCGACTTTGACAACATGGTCGCTGTGCTGCCCGTAGCGGACCCTAATATCTTCTCTGCTGCCCAGCGTATTACCTTGGCGCAAACACAGCTCCAGCTGGCTCAGAGCGCCCCACAGATGCACAACATGTACGAGGCGTACTACCGTGTGTATCAGGCAATGAACGTGCGTGACATCGACGGCATTCTGAAGGTACAGACCAACCAGATGCCAAAAGACCCTGCCAGCGAGAACATCGACGCGGTAGACGGCAAGCAGCTGCAGGCTTTTGCTGGTCAGCAGCACGACTCTCACATTGCATCACACCTGATTATGGGCATGTCGCCGTTGTTACAGGCGAATCCCATGGCTGCTACTGAGCTGCAGAAGCACATTCTGGATCACATCAAACTCAAGGCCGAGGAGGATGCAGAAGCTGAACTGTTTACTCAGTACGGCAACGATCCAGACAACATGGTTTCCGACATGCAGCGCGAAGCCACTGTGGCTCTCAAAGTCTCTCAGTACATGATGGAGATGAAGGAGATGCAGGCTCAGTTGATGGGTGGCGGCGAAGAAGGTGGTCAGGACCCCGTGGTGGCATTAAAGGCTCAGGAGCTGCAGCAGCGTGCCGCTAAGGATCAGGCCGACATTGCACTGAAGCAGCAAAGCCTGCAGAACGAGCAGATGCGTATCCA